TCCTATGACAAATAAATTAGATTGGAAAACATACAGACAATCACTTAGAGATTTACCAGCAACTCAAGAACCACAACTAGATAGTCAAGGTAATTTAACAAACGTTACATGGCCGGAGGTACCAGCGTAATGGCAGGGACACTCAAAGTCGGTGGCATAACATTTGCTACACATTCAGATTCTGATACAAATGTAACATTGCAAAATATGGCATTAGGTAATGGCGTTACTCTCAAACAATCAAGTATTGTTACAATAAATGGTGCTGCAGCTTATGATATCGCAATTCCTCCAGGCGTAAAATATATTACTGCTATGGTTTTAAATATGACTGTAGAAGGTTCGCAAAACGCCAGTACTTCAAGTGATATTGTGTTCCGTCTGGGTACAAGCACAGGTGTTAAAACTTCAGGATATTCATCTAGTGGAGGATATATTACCGGTGGTGCAGCAATTGAAGGAGACACACAAGGATTCAAAATTTACAACAGCACGTGGTCTGATACCCTACAAAACTTTATGGCAGATTTTTATCTATTTGACAACACAAGATGGGTTATGAAAGGGCAAGGAAATTATGTAAATGCAGCACAGACTAATCATTCAATTAGTTCGGGTTTTGTGACATTAGATGGATCGGTAACTACTATTCAATTAACAAATTTTGATAATACCACTGGTAATATTAATACTGTAAGAAATTTTGACGGCGGTGAATTCCGTGTTATGTATGCATAGAGATTTATCCCCAGCAACGTTTGACAACTCCCATGTCTACCATGTATTGTACGATTAAATTACCAGGGATGTTTGGTTAATAATATAATTACAGCTATGCTTCTTGTTATGATATTCTAACTATATAAAATATTTATCTTTATTGTTGTCATTGTATAAATACAGAGATGTACTAAAGCATCAAAAATTTTTGACCAAAAAAGGAGAAACAATGAATAACAATAACAACAATAACTAATAGTAACCACAATAGGTAGTAATCTGTTGCAGCTGGTTACTGCCTATATTTTTTGGTTTAGATTACTATTTATTAAATACAAGTTATTTTTACGTTTTTTCTTTTAATAACCAATAAAAGGAAATCGATGACACAATTAATAGACCCACACAAGTTCACAAATACAGTAAATACCCTCCGTAATTTTTTCTTAGACAGAGGCTTCTTAGAAGTACATACACAAAATAGATTAAGTATACTTGCGGCATGTGAAGATCCGTTTAATGTTGCCACCTACAACTATGCTGGACAAGTATGGCCTCTGCCACAAACAGGACAGATGTGGCTTGAGTATGAATTATTATCAAAACCTGAGTCTAAAGGTTTTTTCTGTGTAAGCACTAGTTACAGACAAGAACCTAACGCTATACCAGGAAGGCATGATATTATTTTCCCAATGTTTGAATTTGAAATGCCTGGTAATATCGACGATTTGAAAAAAATGGAATATGATCTTGTCAGACATCTTGGATTTGATGAACCAACTGAACGGACCTATACCGAATGGCAAAAACATTACAATACAAATCGTGAGATCAAGGCTGAACATGAAAACAAGATGTTTGAAGAATTTGGTAGCACAATGATTACTGATTTTCCTGAATTTACAAGTCCATTCTGGAATATGAGCCGCTATGAAGACGGAGTTCACAGTAAAAAAATCGATGTAATACTAGGAGGACAAGAAACAATAGGTAGTGCTGAACGTAGCACTGATGTTGATCAAATGAGAGATACATTTCATACAATAACTGATGGTGCATATTCAGAATTACTATATGATCTCTTTACAAAAGATAGGGTTGAGAAAGAATTAGAGGAATTTTTATCACATAAATTTTTTCCTAGAGTAGGAGGTGGTATTGGCATGACAAGGATGATAGCAGCACTAGATAAAGCAGAAATTGTATTAGAAGCTTGATATTCAAAAACATATATAAATATGGATAGTACAAGGCAAGGAGTGCAACATGTTATATATGTTTAATGATCTGCTAAAACGCAAGCCAGAACAAGAAAAATCAAGCGATAAATTAAAAAGGATAGGTGCAGCTATTATATGTATAGCTGTGCTTGTAGCCGGGGTGACGCTAGTTTTAGATATGCTCTTTTAACAAGGAGGTTATATGAGCTTTAAAGAAGATTTAGAAAGTAAATTGGAAGAATACAAACTGCTAATACATGAAGCACATATCAACGGTGACAAAGAAAGAGTTGACGAGCTGCAAGAAGAAATGAAATATCTAGAAGAAGCTCGTCATAGTACAGCTTAGTTATTTGCCTGTAACGAATGTATACATTCTTTCCGCAGCTTTAAGAACTTCTTCAACGCCAGGTACATCAGGCATCTTTACTTCAGTTACTATCTCATCTCCGTCTTTTGAAACTTTTGTTTCCCAAGCGCCCCATTTTGCATGATAATCTTGCCACATTTGTGATTGTGCCATTTCTAATACCTTTGTGCGTATTTCATAACCATTTTTATTGGGTTTCATTACCGGCACGAAGTTTTTCATCATATCATTCATTTGGTCAAAGTTTGTAGTGTAATCATAAGTTTTCATTAATATCTCCTGTGTGTGTGTTTATATATAGTTTAAAGTACTATTTATCAATTGTCAAGATCTAATAACGCCTGTCGGCATTTATTAGATCTATGAAATCTGCGCAGTCATCCCAGTTGTCAAAATATTTGACAATCCTAGTTTTTCGAGGAGTAATGGTCTTTACCATTATATCTTTTGCGGAAAAGATAGCTATAGTGGTTTTATATCCCCAATAATTGGTATTTGGACCAAGAATGGCATGACTGCATTCTTTTAAACTAAAAATAGTAGGAATATTCGTATTATCTATTAAGTAGGCCATTACTTAGCATACGGAACTTTCCGACGTGTTTTTATATTTTGATATGCCCATTGCCAATCGTCTCTAAATTCTGATTTTACAAATTGCATTAATTCATACTGTTGCCTACTACCTGTGCCTTTTATTGCTTCCCACATATAATTTATAAAATTCATACAAACCTCCCATATAAAGTGTTACTAGTTTTATCAAGTAGATTTAACTCTAATAAAGATTGAGGATTGTGTGATAAAATATATCTATCGTAAGGGGTAATTCTTGGGTGAGTGCTCTGACCGAGCCATTGAAAAAATTTATTTAACATGTTATCTCCAAATGTGTATAAGTGTGTTGTGCAATGCACAACATATTTATCAATCAATCATTCTATCCAAAGCTATATGATCATATTATAAATATCTTACACACTAAGGATAGTATGGCTAAAATACTTTTAGTTACTGATGCATGGGAGCCACAAGTCAACGGTGTAGTGACAACGCTAACCAACATTACTAAACAAGCCAAAATTTTTGGTGATGAAATCACAGTCTTTCATCCGCAACTATTAAAATTTAATTTTCCTTACCCTCAATATCCGAAGCCTAGCTGGAATTTTCTTTTGCCGAACCAATGCATGAAAATTATCCAAAAAGGATTTGATTTTATCCATATTGCAACTCCAGAAGCTTACATCGGTCATATGTTTATGCGAGTCTGTGTGAACAATAACATTGTTTTCTCCACTGGCTGCCACACAAAATTTGCAGAATATTTACACGCTAGATATCACATACCTATACACATTGGTTGGAAATGGATGTTATATGCCAATAAACACAGTAAATGTATAATTACTCCAACGCCAAGCATGAAACAAGAGTTGATAAATCGACAGTTTACGCAAAAAATTGAAATAGGAGCAAGAGGTATTGATAGGGAGATTTTTTATCCTGGATACACTACTGAAGTGAATGTTGGTAGACCTGTTTTAATTAATGTAGGCAGAGTTAGTGAAGAAAAAGGCTTAGATGATTTTTGCCAAATAAGTTACGGACCAAGGGCAACGAAAGTAATCATAGGTGACGGTCCTTATAGACAAGCTCTTCAAAGCAGATATCCTAACGTCCTATTTACTGGAATGCTACAAGGCAAAGAACTTGCTGATTGGTATAGATTAGCTGATTGTTTTGTGTTTCCAAGTATTAATGACACATTTGGAGTAGTC